GCCATAAGACCTCCGTACCACTTTGCCTGAATCACGCTCATACTGTGAAATCACAGAATCAGAGTGGGTGATACTCTTGGAAAGATCCTTGAGATCACCGACAAAGGGTACCCAACCAAATTGGTAGTTGAGAAATTCGTGCCCAAGAGACTTACGAGCCTCTCGGGGTGACGAATGACGGAGCTTAGACAAAGCTCCGCCAACAACCTTCGGGATACCATCCTGAAGGAGCTCACCTAGAAATGTGGTTAGATCGGAGGTAGGGTTTGTTGGAGAACACCGAGAGATAGCAGTCGCACCTCTCTCATCAAGATCGTCGTTAGACGAATTGATGAAGGGAGGAAACGACATACGCTCATCATTCGGTGCAAGAGGAAGGAAGAGACCACTGTAAGTGGCCCTCGCATACCTCTTATCATCAGGGAAAGCATTGAAGGGCTTTTCGCCCTTCAAATATCTTTGACCTGAATCGGAAAATTCGACATATCGTTTAGACATGAAGAAATTTCCACCAACATCCCTGATAGAACGACCATCTGAAAGATGACCGTTCCAATCCGGATGGCTTTCTGACACAGTAACCTGTGTCCCCTTCATGGAGGACTTGGCAAAAGTGTGGTCAACGACATCGGTGGTTACATCACCATCGAGGCCGGGGCCATCACTCCAAGTCCGCAAGGTGCTTATAGAAACACCAGGCGGTGGAATGGATCTCTTACGAGTTCCAATAACCATACCTCCTTAAGGGCCAGAAAGCTACATGTATAGAACCCCCTCATAAAGGGCTCTGGTTCGAGATAGCTAAGCTATCTCATCACTCTCAACACGAGAGTTCTCGAGACACAACCTGCGGACAGTCGCCCAATGGATTGAATCCATTGAGAAGACAAATTCTACAAGATAGGAGTTGAGAGTTTTACCCCTCAAGTCCTTAGTAGAAGTCCGAGTGAATCCAAAAGCCTTGTCCTTGCGGACAAGGGAATTTTGGAACCTGACGAATTCGCCATAGGCGAATCTGAAGTTCATAGGCTTCCGGTTAAGGAAGACAGGAACCTCAACGTCCAGGAATTCTGAGCATCGAATGAGATCTTTTACAAACTCATCGATGACACCAGAAGAAACCTTACGAAGAGAGCTGTCACTAAAAGTGATAGACACCTCCTAAGGACTCGTGAACCGAGAACCTCACATAGAGAGTGGATGTTAGCACTGCGCCCAGGGCCCCGCAAGGGGCCC